ACATTCTTGTATTTGTTTCAATGGCAGTAGTGCCTATTTTAAAAGCGTCTCCATCACCATCATCGACACCCATTGTAAATGTTTGCGTTCCACCTAATGCAAAAGATAAGAAAGGATCTCCATCAGTAGCAGTATTGTTTACAACTAATCCTGTTGTTCCTCCTGCACCACCTAATGTTAGACTTACGTCAGCCGTATGGGTTAAATTAATATCGTTATCTGCACCAAAGTTAACAACCGCTCCATCCGATTGAAGACTTATATCATCATCTACAAATAAGTCTGGAATAGCTAATGTAGCGGTAGCGTCCGTTACGATAGCCCCTGATCCTCCACCATCAAAATAACAAACTTTAGTTTGACCGTTTGCTATAGTAACGCCTGCACCAGTGCCTTGTTTTATAACAATGCTTTGATTTCCAGTTGTAACGTTCTCTATTATTTGAACTCTATTATTTGTGTTTGGTAAAATTTCAAGATTTCTAGTTTGAGTTAACGTAGCTGAAGACGTTACTTTAAAATACATTGCTCGAGCAGGATCTGAGGTTGGAGCGTCTGCTACCGTTGTTGCTTGATTGTCATCTAGAGCAAAACAATTCTGTGTTGCATATCCCAGAGATTCCCCAATTAACTGTAAGTTAGCATTTGTCTTAGTGCCCCACGTTCCCGTTGCCTCTCCCGTGCCAATTTCTTCTAATCTAAGATTATTAACATATGTACTCATCTTCTATTCCTTATGCTGCATCTTCATCCCAGGTCGTATCGGGATCTGGCGTAACTTCTGTCCAAGTATTTCCTGGGCTTGGAGTATTGTCTACCCAATTACTTCCTGTAAATGGCACTAGTTCTGTCCAAGTACTTCCCGGTGAAGGTGCTATATTGCCCCAACTTGTACTTGGTGCGGGTATAATCTTGCCCCAAACTAGCACACCTCCTACAGAAGTGGAAGCAGAAATTCCATCAAGGTATATTTTTGAACCAAAGTTTACCGTAACAGAGTTCGTTCCAGTGGTTACTTGTATGCCCGTAACCTCTACGGATTTACCTATACTAACAGTAGCAGCACCAACAGTTGCTGTTGCTTCAGTAGGAGCTGTAAGGTTTACCACTACATTTTGTATAGCTACAACGCTAACAGGACCAACTTGTCCTACTGGTACAAAAGCATCATTTGTTACATCTACAAGTATTCCTTGACCTTCAACGACAGTTACACTGTCCGTTTGTCCAGTTCCCGCTACACCAACGGCAGTTAAAGATTCGTTAATAACAACGGTAACAGATCCAACGCTTCCAGTACTAGCAACTCCAGTAACGTCTACTGATTTACCAATGCTTACAGTAACAGGATCAATTTCTGTAGTGCCTGCAACGCCACTGAGCATTTCAAACGTGTTGCCTACAACGACAGTACTAGCAACTCCAGTAACACTAACATCTATTCCTTGACCAAGAACAAGAGAAACATCTCCAACATCTGTCGTTGCAGAAGCTCCGTTTTGAGTTTCAAAAGTTTGACCTACGCTTGTAGTTGCAGACAAACCAGTTAAACCTACGCCTACGTTTGGAATATTAACAGTGCCTACACCTGTTGTGCCTACCGTTGTATTTAAATTTACACTTCCATCAGTTACTGCAAAGGCTTCATTAGTAAGTCCTGTGGCAGCAACCCCAGTTAAACTTATTCCTACGTTTGGAAGACTAACAGAACCAACTTGTCCTGTAGAAGAAACCCCAGTTAAGTTAACTATTACATTCGATGTAACTACAGTTGTAACAGTGCCTACACCTGTTGTGCCTATTGATCCATTTTGTGTTTCAAAGGTATTACCAATCTGTCCTGTAGAAGCAACACCTGTAGCATTAAAAACAGAACTTCCAGTAGACGTAACGGATCCCACCGCACTTGTTGCAGCAACCCCAGTTAAACTTATTCCTACATTCGGAATAGTGACAGTACCTACGGAACTTGTCATGGAAGGAAGCGAAAGTTGTTCTAGCCCCCAAGCTCCACTGTTCCATGAACCTTCTCCCCAACCAGAAAGAGGAACGACTATATTAAGTTCTACTGTAACTCCACCTTGGAGTTGTCCTGTAGTTCCTATCCCAGTAACGGGGACATTAATTGGAATAGAACCTATTGCAGTTCCTACGGAACTTGTCGCTACAACTCCAGTTACGTTAACTGCAATGTTAACGGTTGGTTGGATAGTGTTAGCTCCTAAAGGTCTGGTTGCTAGAGGTATAAATCCTAACATTTATCTCTCCTACACAGCGAACTTATTGTCTAAATACTCAACAAGAGTATTACATTCCGCATCTGTATACGGACGATTAGCATAAGCACTAGCTATTAAACGCCATGGATACATGGTACTCCAGTATAAGTAATCATTGAAGACAGGTCTACCTTCAGTTGAATTTTTAATTCCATAAGCAGTACTTCCTTGAAAACTAAAACCACCTTTTGTAGCGCTCCCCGATAAAGCACCAGTACTATAATTTCTAAACCTAGCCCAATAATATGTGTCAGTAGTTGTTTGTCTAATCACTACTGAGTGAATCATGTTACTCCCATAATTAAAACCAGCGGCAGCTGTAGCATAATTTCCATAATTTCCATTAGAGTATGTGATTCCAGAAGGTCTTCTATATTGATAATAGTTTTGAGCTTGTTGAAAAAATATTTGAGGACCTCTGTACTCTGTTCCAGAATCTAAGTTTACGTTTCCTGCTGTGGAAGTAACAGCGGCAGCTCCAGTAGACATACCAAAATATGTCCAGGGTCTACCCCAACTGTTAGTTGTTGTTTCAGGACTACTAACCATAAGAAAAGTAGACCCTCCATTAGCTAGTACTTCGGCTCCATTCATACTGTTTACGTTAGTCATAAGACTTGAGCCTTGACTAGTTCCTATATAATTAACACTTGTACCCCCATTTGTTTGGTATGTTATTTTAGTACAATTAGCTCTAGTTACCCAATCCGTGGTTCCTGCTACAGGCACGTTACCAAGAGAACCAGCAGCTGACTGAGCTGTATTAGAAGCAAAAGCATTAGATACCTTGTTTCCCTCAATCGCCCATTGTATTGTAGCATTAGTAATAGGAAAGGTAGTCGCTCCTTCATTTAGATTTGCATATGGAATAGTTACATCCCAAATACCGGGGCGTGTGTCTGTCCAAAGGTTACCCTTATACCCAACCTTTCCTCCGCTATATCTATATCCATAACTCATTTAAACACCAAAATTTCCATCTAGATAATCTGCAACATCTAAACACTCTTGATCCGTATATGCACGATTAGCAAACCCTGTAGCTATTAAATTAAAGTTTGTTATTCGCCCATAGGTATAAGCATAATCATTGTATACAGGTCTAGCTGTATTAGTTGTTGTTTTCATACCATAGGTAGAATTTCCATTATGAATAAGAGTTTGTGCATCTCCTGTTTGAATTAATGATCCCCCAGCAGAAGTTGATCTATTTCTGTACCAATATTTAGCTTCATAAGGAGAATTATTTTTTTGTCGAAACACTACAGACAAAATACTTGATCCCATTGCTCCAAGGTTGACAGAATACGCATAACTTCCACTATTAGCACTGTTACTAGGTTTTCTCCATTGAAATCTTTTGTTTGATGAATTATCCCAGAAAGCTAAAGGTCCAGTAAACGTACTGCCAACATATGGAAGAGTTATGTTTCCACTAGAGGAGGGTGCATCTGCCATTCCACTAGAAGCTCCAGTGTACATCCACATTCTTCCCCAACTTCCATGACTATTAGCAGTTTGAAAACAAAGGATAAGAGTATACCCTCCACCGCTAGAAATGTCAGAACCATTAAAAGTATTTACATTTGTAGCCAATGTAGCATTAATAGGAAGACTAATGTAAGAGCTAGTTTGTCCACTGCCTTTTGTATAAGAAGTTTTAGTTGCAGCTGTGTTTCTCGTTATCCACGTTTCAGTAGGCCCGTCTATGGTAACGTTACCAAACGCACCAGTTACAGACTGAGCCGTATTAGAAACAAAAGAGTTAGCATACTGTGCTTCAAATGCATATTGCATCTTAGCATTACTTGTGATGGGCCAAGAAGGAGCAACAAAAGGTTCTTCGTTTCTGTTTATATAATTTTCTTTAACACCCCAAACACCTCCAGCATCTGCCTCCCAAGAGTTAGGACCGCCTCCAATTTGACCCCCATTAAATCTCCAACCTTGGGGCATCGAACCCTCCTAAGAAATAGTTTCATAACTTATTAAATAGTTTAAATCATTTGCTGCCGAAGCCTGTAGATTTATAGCTTTGTTCTCGAGCAGATAAAATCGAGTGTCAGAAGAACAAAGAACAAGATTAGACTTGGCGGGAACACCTATTGCTGCCGCTATAGTAACGTCACTTCCTCCACTAGCATCCGATAAAGTTACTGTAATATTGGCAGAATCAGCTGCATCTATATTGATAATAACGATGCTATTTACTTTTATTATTGCGTCACTGCTAGATGCGTTCTCAAGAACTTCAGTTAAAGATGTGTTGACTAAAGCTCCATAAACTGTACCACCTAAAATGCTACGAGCTGCTGCTATATTTGGATTAGACATTTAACCCTCCTTTAATTTTCTCATTGAACACTTGTAACATTTACAGAACATCCGTTCCAGTTAAATAGATCAAATAAAGACCGTATTGCATTATTTGGTTCAAAAAAAGTTTGTCCAGTTTCTCTCGTTCCATCTGCATCCTCATGTAAAATTTCTACAGCTTCCGCATTAGTCTTACCGCTTGCTACAAGTTTATCCATCACATCCTGTTCTAACAATCTTTCATTTGTAATAGTTATTTCCACAACTATAGTTCTAGTGTTAGCAGACATTGTCATACTCCATAAATTAAATGTATAGCCGTTTGAAATTTAAAATCATCTGCGACAGCAGAAACAAATACCACAGAGTCTCCAGCTAAAGTAATTTCAGTCGTGGTGCCTGGAGAACCACTATCTAGAGTTTCAGAAGCATTTCTCGTTAGTGTTGTTCCAGAAGCAGTATACACTCCAGTTCCTATTTCAAAGTTATCTCCGTTCTCTATGACATACCTTACTGTCTCTCCATTAGTAATACCACCTTCTGCAAAATCATAGAAACCATCAACTGGAGAACCTAATGAAAGAGTTCCCGTTCCAGTTGTTGAAGTATTGACTTTAATCCTGTTTCCTAATGTTGGCATTATGGACCACCATATAAAAAAGCCATAGCTGTTTGAAAAGAAAAGTCTTGTCTTGCAGGAATTATAGAGACGATTGCTCCTGCGTTTAACGCAATGCCTGAAGTTGCCGCTGTACCATTTAATAAACTTTGTTCAGGAGTTCTGTTTATAATGCTAGTAGCGTAGGAATATCTTTGATAAAAACCAGTTCCTATTTCAAAATTATCACCATCTTCAACAAGGTATCTAATAGTGTCGTTAGCCCCAATCAAGGTGGAAGTTTGATAAAACTTATAGTATCCATCAATAGGAATAGCTCCAGCGCCATAGGCTCCTGCTAAAATCATATTTCCAGAAGAACCTACGGAGTCTTTTAACCCTTGTCTACACCTATCCAATAAAAAAGACATTAGGCAATTCGGATTATAGCATTACTCGCATCAGGTGTTGGAAAAACAATTTGAAAATCTCCAGAGCTTGACGACTTATCCGCACCAAAATCTAATACTAAGGCGGCATCTGTAGTATTTGATCCACCAGCTGATTGTGTGTTATAAATGATACACCCTCTTGCAGTAATTGTTGAAGACCCAAACGTTTTATTCGCAAAGTCTGTAAATGCAGTTGTTCCAGAAACTGCAGGAGTAACGTTTGTCAACGCTCCACCGCCAGCTACATAATCTCCAGAAGCACCTACCTGGTTGTTGTTTGAGAAATCCGTAACACTTGCATTCATTACTGTACCACTTCCACCAAAAGTACCTTGTGTAGGTTCTGCAGCATTAGTAAACAAAGCAAGTTTAAACGTATCTTGACCGTTTGTAAAATCGTGTTTGCCCTGAAGAATCTCTTGCTTAAAGGACGTACACATAAAGTTTCCGCTAAATGACATTATAATCTCCTTATCAGTGTTGCCAAATCTGGATGCCCCGCATCCTTAATTGCATTGTATACAGTAGTTCGATCACTTTTAATAGCCTCTCTCATATAAAACGCAATTAATTTTTCCATATCTTTTGAATAAGCAACTGCTTGATCTCTTAATACAGGATCAACGTTGTTGGATATTGATATAATTTTTTTAACACAATCTTCTGCAACTTCCTCTGGAGTAAACCCTCTATTGCTTGTTGTCTTAACCCCTACTGATCCGACTGTAATTCCTATTGATTCTGTTAACATTATTGTTTAGCCCTTATAACTTTTCCAGTTCTATATTCATCCGTCGTATCTTTTGCTTCTCCAAGCATCTTAACACCAACAAGAGCTTCTTGAAACTTTTGATTGTACATCCCCATTACATCCTGTTCACCTTTCATAAAAGTGTAAGCCTCGACTAAAGAACCATAAAGCATTGCTATTTCTGCATTAATACTTAGCCACGTAGTCGCACTATCTGCACCTGCAGTTAAACTAGCAGGTCTATAAAAATAATGCAATTCGCCTAGTAATGCAACGTTTGATGTAGGTGCTAATATAAAATTGTTTACATTAAATTGAGCATAGTATCTAGGAAATCCTATGGTTGTCGAATCAGGAGTATACGTTTGTAAAAAACTGACATCTTTAAAGTCTAAAAAAACTTTGTCTCCATCCGTTCCAGATAAGCTTAAAGAAAACGGAGCTAAAAAATCAGAAGGAGTAGCAAGATACTTATTGTTTGCTGATGTGTTTGCGGTAGCATTTTGTCTAAACAAATTTAACTGTGCACTTTTTAAAATACGTTCTTCTGTTAAACGTATAAACAAAGGAAGATTAGTTACGAAAGATGTTTCCGTATTTTCTGTGTAGTCTTGAATAGCTTGTTTTAATTGTGCATATGTAAAACTCATATTTATTCCTAACGAATTTGACCGTAAATGTCTATCACGATGTTACTACAGTCACGGAACCAACAGCACTAGTGCTTGTAACACTTGTTACAGTAACTTCAGTAGCTCCCACTAATACATTTATAGATCCTACGACTGTCGTTCCTACGGCTCCCGAAACTCTAACGTTACCAGCATTATTTTGTAGTGTTTCTACGGCAACGAATCCTCCACCTCCTCTAGTATTTGGACTCGAGCTAGATACTTCTGAAACTGTTATAGTGTATTGATCCGTATTAATAACAGTAATTTGGAAGCCCTGATTTCTATTTAAGGTTGTTTGTAGAAACCCTTGAAACGATTCAGATTTGCTAAACCTAACTAGATCTCCAGTAGTTCTACCATGTCCAGGTTCAATCACCTCTAAAAGACCAGAACCTGCAGAAGTTATTAAAAAAGGATTAAATTGAAGTAGAACTTTGCTTTTCGTTTCTACCTGTTCTGGTCTTGGATTTCTTAATGCCTGTGGATCTGGATAGGCTTTATGAGGAAGAAGTTGTGGTTGTTTAGATTCATATTCGTCTGAACCGACTAAAGAACCAGTCCATTCTTTCTTCATCTCTCTTAATCGGTAACGTCTTCCCGATCTATCAGATATTCCCCACGCTTTTGATCCACTTGCATAAGCCATTATACTCTCAGATAATCTAAACTAGGTTGTAGTTTCAGAGAAGTTCTTCCCTCGTCTTCATCACCTGCCCTTTGAAATTCTTCTTCATAAACAGACTTTAACATCTGAAGTCTTTCGGGTGCTCTCTTCATCGCAATATAATATGCCAAACCTGCCACCATACAAGGGAAAAATCTAAAAGGCATATCCGTTGTGTTAATTAAAGTATCCGCATCCTGAATCCGCTCAACATAATAATATATAATTGAATCAGTAGAGTTATCAGGATTTGCCCACAGATTAAGTACAGGAGCAATCTGTCTATCAAAATAATACTGACTAGGTCTTCCTTGAGTTGTCTTATCTGGAATAGTAGAATACTCTCCCCGACTTATTCTTGAAAGCTCATAGTCAGTTGTTCCCCTTCTCAAGGTAACCTCTAATACATCAACTACAGTATCGGCTGTTAAAGTATATGAAGATGTTCCTTGCGTTAAGGATTGCGTTGCTTGTTTTACAGTCCAAAGATTAAGACCTCTGTTAGCCCACTCAGCAAACATCAAGTTCAGAGATCTCCTAGCAGTACGGGCATCATAGCCAGTGCGAACTTCTAATCCGCACCTTTCGTATGCTTCCTCGATAACTTCAGCTACATCGAGGTTGAAATCTCTAGAGTTGGATGTTGTCATTTAGAATATTCCTTTAAACATCTTTCCTGATACTTGAGCAGGTGGAGTTCCTTTAATCTCTCCTCCGTGCATATAGTTTTTCTTAACCATACCACCTTTTTTCATTCCCATCATTTTCTTTTTCGCTTGAGAAGCGTTCATCATACCTTCTTTTGTATAAGGAAACTTTTTCCCTGCAATATTTGGCATATCTATTTACCTTTCTTAGTTGATGTTTTTCCACCTAAATACTTTGGTGGTCTTCCTCTCTTCTTTTTAGAAGAATCTTTTTCAACATGAAAATGTCTAGGAGTATTTACTACTTCTCCAGTAACAATTTCAACCTCTTCATCCTTTTTATTTCGTATAAAAGGAATCCAATTAAAACATGTTTTTAAAAAACGTATTAACATTTCCACCTTCTTCCATTAGCCAAAGAAGCCAGTAATAGAATCAATGTTCGTTAGCGTTACATGACATTCATTAACAAAAATCATTCCATGATCTGGAACGTTTATTTGAACGTCCTGCGAAGCAGTAAACACCATACTTAACAAAGTGGCTCCCGAAGATCCGTCTTTAAAAACAACAGCAGGAGCACCCGATGCACATTTAGCAGTAAAACCTTTTAGTCGAGTTCTACCAGCTTGCAAAGTTCCTGTAGCTGTAGCTGTCTTAGCAAATATTGAAGCAGCCATTTAACACCTCCGATTATGGTTGAAGAACAGTGTTAAAAGCCTGAGCATACATAACCGTAATAACACATGATCCGGTCCCTGTGGCTGCACTACCAGTCGCTGTCAGTCTTTCATCCGAAGTGCCTGTGTTCT